TGGAGGATCAGGAGTATCCGAGTTCCTTTGGAAGCCACCAGTAGGAAAGAGCCAAATTCGTATCGTTCCTTATGCGTTCGATAAAAGCAACCCATTCATTGAAATGTTCTTTCACTATGAGATTGGAAAGCGTACTATGGTATCGCCAACCTCATTTGGACGTCCTGACCCAATTGTTGAGTTTGCTGAAAAGTTAAAGCGTTCTGGTAATAAAGAAGACTGGAAGTTAGGTAAGAAGATTGAACCAAAGTTCCGTTGCTACGTTCCTGTAATTATTCGTGGGGAAGAAGAGAAAGGAGTGCGCTTCTGGAGCTTCGGTAAACAAATCTATCAAGAGCTTTTAGGAGTAATTGCTGACCCAGACTACGGTGACATCACTGACATTATGAATGTACGTGACGGTACATTAGAACACGTTGCTGCAGAGAAAGAAGGTGCTTTCCCAAGCTACACAGTTAGACCTAAACCTAACCAGACTCCAGCTACAACTGACAAGGAAATCGCTTCATTGATCGTAAATGGTCAAAAGCAAATCACTGAGTTGTATACTGAGTTGAGCTACGAAGAAATGGCTTCAGCATTAGAGAAGTGGTTGAACCCAGACACTAATGCAGATGCACCAGGAGCTTCTAAAGGAGAGTCTCAGATCAAGTCAGCAGCTACTGCTACTAAGGTAGAGGACATTAACTCAGCATTCGACGAACTTTTTAACTCTTAATCCTTATGGCAAAGAAGTCAGTAACACCGGATGAGATTTCCGGAAGAGACGAGCTTGCATCATTACTCGCAGACAGTCTCAACAAAAAGTTTAAAGACTTCAAAGCTGCTCATTTTTTAAATGGGCAAGAGGAAACTCCAACTGATTTAACAGAGTGGGTCGGAACAGGATCCACTTTGTTAGACTTGGCTATCTCCAACAGACCTAACGGAGGATTTCCAGTAGGTCGTATTGTAGAGTTGCAAGGTATGGAGGCTTCAGGAAAAAGCTTAATCATGGCACACGTATTAGCTAACACACAAAAGAAAGGTGGATTGGCTGTGTACATTGACACTGAGAATGCTTTGAGCGAAGAGTTCTTAAAGGCTATTGGAGTAGACGTGAACAACATGCTTTATATCCCATTGGAAACAATTGAGGATATCTTTGAAGCAGTTGAGAACATTATCGAAACAGTTCGTAAAAGTTCTAAGGACAGATTGGTATCGATTGTTATCGACTCTGTATCAGCAGCTACAACTAAGATTGAGCAAGATGCAGACTACGATAAGGATGGATGGGCAACAGCAAAGGCTATCGTTATGTCGAAAGCTATGCGTAAGATTACCAACATAATCGGAAAGCAAAGAGTTCTACTACTATGCGCATCTCAACTTCGTGAAAAGATGGGTGTAATGTTTGGAGACAAGTATACTACCTCAGGTGGTAAGGCTTTAGGATTCCATGCAAGTTGCAGAGTGAGACTAAAGGGAGTTGGTAAACTAAAGAGTGGTACGGGTAAAACTGAACAGATCATTGGTGTGCAAACTGAAGCTCAAGTTATCAAGAACAGGATGGGACCTCCATTTAAAAAAGCCACATTTGATATCTATTTCAATTCTGGAATCGATGATCAGAATAGTTGGTTAGCTATAATGAAGGACTATGGAGTTGTGAGTACATCAGGAGCTTACTACACATTAGTTAATGAAGAGACCGGAGAAGTCCATCGCTTTATGTCTAAGGAGTGGAAAGAGCTTTTGGCTACAAACAAGGATATTTACGACTACTCGTATAAGAAGATATGTGATATCTTTATTATGAAGTACAAGGGAGACAACGACATCGACCCAGACAGTGTAACAATTGACGGCGATGAGCTCGCAGACTAATTACTTAGCTCTACTAAACGAACTACGAACAAGAGGACCACAAGACGATCAGCACCTTAACTCTAGGGTGTTGATCATCGATGGCCTTAATACGTTCATTAGATCGTATGCAGCAAGTCCTGTTACCAATAGCGACGGAGAGCACGTCGGTGGTATCTCAGGCACACTACTTAGCATTGGACACGCTATCAAGAACATTAACCCTACAAGAGTGGTTATGACGTTTGATGGTAAGAATGGTTCAGCTAAACGAAGACAAGTCTACCCAGAATATAAAGCAAATAGAAAGTTTAAGATTCGATTAAATAGATCGGAGATTGTTGATAAGCAAGACAATCAACTTGAGCAACTAATACGAATGGTTGAGTACTTAGCACACTTACCAGTCACTGTTATCACCGCAGAAGCAACTGAAGCGGACGACGTAATTGCTTACATAGCTAACGATTATCTTTCTCAAAAGAAGGATAGTCAAGTGTTCATCATGTCTTCTGATAAGGACTTTTACCAGTTAGTGGATGAGAGAATCCACATTTGGAGCCCTACCAAGAAGAAATTCTACTATACAGAGGATGTGCATAGTGAGTTTGGGATCTACCCACGTAATTTTGCTCTTTACCGCGCTTTACTCGGTGATAAAAGCGATAACATTGGTGGAGTGGATGGAATTGGTGATAAGACAGTTCATAGCAAATTTAACCTTCTAACAGAGGATAGAGAGGTAACTCTAAAGGAGCTAATGGACTTTGCAGCCACCCAACCAGCTAAAGTGAAAATCTACCAAAAGTTCTTAGCATCTGAGGACTTAATAAACAGGAATGTTCAGTTAATGCAACTCTCAGAGAGTAACATTAACATGACAGTTAAGATGCGAATCATTGATACTTTGGAGCAACCAATCCCAAGATGCAATAAAATCCACTTTCATAAAATGCTTATGGAAGACAAGATGAGTGCAGCTATTAAGAATCCGGATATGTGGTTACGCGAAGTGTTTCAAAAGTTAGATGGCTTTGCTTTGCAAACTCATTAATTTTTACCTATATTACCCTTATGAGTTCAGATACAATACAAAAATATGGAACAAGCTTCCAAGCGAAAGTCTTGGCAGTCCTAATGAAAGATAAGCCGTTTCTTCAACAGATAAGCGACTTACTTGAACCAGACTATATGAGTTCTGATGCCTCACAGTGGATAGCTAAGACTATCTTAGACTACCACAAACAATACAAGACAATACCAACTCTAGATGCGCTTAAAGTTAATGTAGAGTCTATCGAAGTGGATGTGCTGAAGGCTGCTGTGATTATGCAGTTGAAAGACATCATGAACTACTTAGACGCTGATGATGTGCAATTCATTAAGGATCAGTTCCTCAACTTCTGCAAGAATCAAAAACTAAAGAATGCCATCTTAGAGAGTGTTGAATTGCTGAAGGGAGGTAAGTATGACGAGATTAAAGCCAACATTGATAATGCAATGAAGGCTGGTAGTGATCGTAACATTGGTCACGAATATAATGAAAACGTAGATGCTCGATACGAAGCTAACGTACGTCACCCAGTAGAAACTCCATGGGAAGTAATTAACGAAATTATGGATGGTGGATTAGGTATGGGTGAGTTGGGAGTGTTTGTAGCTCCTGCTGGTATTGGTAAGTCTATGGCATTGGTTAGTATTGCAGCAGCTGCAGTAGAGAGAGGAATGAATGTCATCTACTACACAATGGAGTTGGCAGAAGGTTATGTAGGATCACGATTTGACTCGTATTACACCAACATTCCATCACAAGACTTGAAGTTTCACATTGATGAAGTAAAAGATGCTGTTGGTAAACTGAAGGGGAACCTTATCATCAAGTACTATCCAACCAAGACAGCAACAGTAGGTACTTTAACAGCACACCTAGAGAAGTGCACAATGCAAGGATTTAAACCAGACATTGTACTTGTCGATTACGCTGACTTGTTGAGAGAGACAAACGTAAACTCTAATAAACGACATGACCAAGCTCTTGGTAGCATCTATGAAGACCTGAGAGGTTTATCAGGTACTTATGGCTTTCCTATATGGACAGCATCACAAGCAAATAGATCAGCTTTGGAAGATGATATCATTGGTGCAGAGAAGATTGCAGAATCATACTCTAAGGTAATGATTGCTGACTTTGTAGTGTCTCTATCACGTAAAACAACAGATAAGTTGAGTGGTACTGGAAGATGGCACGTTATCAAGAATCGATTTGGACCAGATGGACTGACCTTCCCAAGTAAGATGAACATGAGCGTATGTAAGATCAACATCTTTGCAGAGAACACTATAGAAGGAATTGATACTAAAAAGACAATGTCTAATCACGAAGAGGTGTTGAAGAGTACACTACGAAACAAGTTCCAAGAGCTTCAAGGATTAGTTTAAGATTTTTTAATATAGATAACAGCTTCAACGAGAGCATAGGAGGTATTTATCCCTACAGTCGTTACGAGAGTTAATAATACAAACCAACAAAACAAAATGAAAGAAATTAGCAATGAGATTCTTAGCGATATCACTGTCTTTATGAAGTACAGTAAGTATATCCCTGAGCTCCAAAGAAGAGAGACGTGGGACGAGTTAGTGACTCGTAACAAGGAGATGCACGTCAGAAAGTTCCCGCAGTTGAAAGAAGAGATAGAGCATGCATATGCCTTTGTCTTAAACAAAAAGATTTTACCATCAATGCGCAGTATGCAGTTTGCTGGTAAGCCAATCGAGATTAGCCCAAACCGTGTTTACAATTGCGCTTACTTGCCAATTGATGACTGGAGAGCGTTTGGCGAAGCTATGTTCCTACTATTAGGAGGTACTGGAGTAGGATACTCAGTACAGAAGCATCACGTAGAAAAGTTACCAGAAATTCGTAAGCCTAACACAAAACGTACAAAAAGATTCCTCATTGCGGATAGTATTGAAGGTTGGGCAGATGCAGTGAAAGCATTAGCAAAAAGCTACTTTACTGGATCTTAAGATAGAATTTGACTTTTCTGACATTCGAGCTAAAGGTGCAAGACTAGTTACTTCAGGGGGAAAGGCACCAGGCCCACAACCTCTTAAAGAGTGTTTAGTTAAAGTACAAGGAATTTTAGATACAAAACAGGATGGAGAAAAGCTTTCGCCGATTGAAGTACATGATATC